TTAAAAATTGAGAGCTGGGAGGACTAATGAACAGTTTGAAGCTGTTCCCGTTTATGCCCAAAGGTATATTAAGTACAGACGAAGAGGTAAATAGTGCAACTGCAAGCGGAATGTATCATGTATTCGGACGAGACGGAATTAGTGTTGTTTCAAATTATTCCATAATGATAGTTTTTAACGATGGACAAGGATATGTCATTCAAATGACATTCCGTCTAGGTGAGGATGTTGTTGGTTTCCGCCGTAATTATGATGGGAAATGGGGAGATTTTAGGTCTTTTGTATTGGCTTCTTAGAAACATGGATTACCTTTGCACCGCACATGGCGTTGTGCATATCAGGATCGGGTGGCACCGGCTTGTACCGGACCACCCGTTTTTTAATCATGTCAAAGAAAAAGTTTGCCATTTACCCCAACTACCGACCCAATATAGCCTGATCTTAATCAATTGCCCCGAATAGGTTGCTTGAAACCCTATTTTTTGAACATCATTTGTCCCTATAAATATAACAGCATTTTGCCCATCACCACTTTCGAATGGAGAATTAGATGTTGATTTAGTTGTTTTCCGAATCCCATTCCATGTAAATGTATTGTAATCTTCAATGGGATTAACATCTCTATCGAAGAACTGTTCCATAGGCATTAGTCCATCTTTCTTGGCTGTAGCAATCCCTATCAGTTCTCCCAGAAGGATTTGTATCAATGACTTTTGTATTACAATATTATTTTAAATGTTTATTGGTCTATATATAGTTTATTCTGTGCATTTTTTATGCATAAGATTTTTCTTTAAAATATTTGTTATAGCTTTGCTATCACAAATAACTGAATGTGTTTTTATTTTTTGATTCATTAAGCTTGGATGTTGTAAGGCATCTTGCTAGCAAAGCAGTTTGTATTGAAAAAGGCAGGATTGGTGAATCCCGCCTTTTTTAAATAGTTTTGATAAAATAAAATTTATATATAACTTTATAGCATCTATATTGAATTAAACTTAATTCTAAATCAGTAAAGGCGTTTACTGACAAAAATAGTCTAAATGCTATCGTTCGTGATGAATAATGGCATCTTTTTAGTTAATAATTTTTTTCACATACCATTTTAAATGAGTAATTATATACACCTTTGCTTGGGAAAGTGAGGGTGTATTTTTTATTGGTTAAAACGAACGATAAGTGCAAAAATATTTCTTTATAAAACTGAATCTTGTTCTGTAATAATAGAAAATAAGTAGATTCCATAAGTTCTATTTGTTTTCTATTAATGCTCTATGGCTTCTTGCATTCTCCGAATAATCGGAATATTGCTCCTGATTATTTTTTTCAATATGAATTGAATATGGAATAGTTTTCATTACTCTTTGTTGGGTAACTAGAAGCTTGATAACAATATTTATTACCATCAAGCTTCTTCCATTGTCACGATATGACAATGGATTTTGGTGTTTTGGCAGCGATGGTGCAAATGGATAAGAATATCTTGATTTTCTTGTTAAATAATAAAAGAATATCATTTATTGTTTTCAAGATTTGCTCTGATTTGTTTCAAAATCAGAAACGGTCCTCCCATCTTATAGTTCCCTAAGTTTTGTTTAGCTTGCATGATACAGCTTTCAATAGTAAGTTTCAAATTCGGAGTGAAAGCTGCTTTGTTAATCTGCATTTCTTTTGGAAGTTTATTGGCATGGTTATTGAACCATGCGATCATTTCATTCAATTCCTCTTCGGAATAAGATTTTTTTCAGTCATGATACATAAGTTGATGTTAATAGTGTGCAAAGATAAAGGAACATATAATTCATGGGTTATCTTTTAACAGAAATATTATCAAAATAAAAACCGTCCCTACTTATCACAAGCCGGAACGGTTCAGATTAGTTACGTTTTGACAATCTACTTCACATTTTATTGAACAAGATACCAATGGATTTGTTCAAAAGGATTTGCCTATTTCTAAAAATATTTGTTGTCACATTATTACGTATTACAAAAAAGGAGGGCATCGTGCATTACGAGCCCCCTCTCAAACTTTTATTATGAGATTGGCTTCTACTCCAAAATCACAGGGCAAAGATACGCAAAATTCTATTCTTTTCAGTTGATTGTGTAATCCAATTGGGAAATTGTATTTAAACAAATACCCCGACTCATCACGAGCCGGGGCAGTCCAATTTATAAATTTAAAGTCTTATGATGAAGATTGTCTGTTGCACCAATGCTTTACTATCAGCATAACGACAATCAAAACGGTTACATAAACACAGGCAAAACCAATTTGTTTAAGCAGCGTGGATTCTTTTTTCTCTTTTATGGTTTCTGATCGCTTTTTTTCATAAATATCAGAAGTAATATCCTTATCGGCTTTCACCTCCGTACTGTCTTTGGTTGCAGTTTCCTTCTTTCTATTTTTGCTGAAATCACCTTCTATATGCCCATCTGCCAGTAACGGAGGTTTATCGGTCAGACTGTCGGGCGGCTTTCGGGTATCATAGATACGAAAATCAATCACATAGTTACTATTAGTGGTAATAAGTTCGCTCAAAGAGGTACTTGATCCGTGTACGATGTTGACAGATTCACTGGCGCTATCTTTGCTGATTACTTCTACATCGGACTTGACAGCCTTATGCGAGCTGCCACATGATCCGAACAGCAGGAACAGACACATGAAGGGAGCCAGTAATATATGCCGGCTTACCCAGTTCATAACTCTAACCAACATAAGAGATATCATTTATGCGGTTCATCCACCCTCTCTTAAATTTATTATTGGTCGGACGCTTGCGGCATATATCCTCAATAAAGTCGAACCGGGCAATCTTAATCATGTCGAACAACTCACGCGGGTTCTTGGCATTTACAGCGGCAATGGTCTTGGGACCTACAATGCCATCCACCGTAACACCAAGCAAGCGTTGAGGAATCTTAATTCCGTGCGCACCGGATGCCCACACCCAATCAACCAATATATTAGCAACTGATTGCGATTTAATCTCGTCAGCTTTCCATCTGTCCCAATAATGCGGCTTGAGTACACGATTAACAACATCTTCACGGGTAAGTAGGTGTAAATCATCCACATCTATATCACCGTCACCATCCTTGTCATAGCCGCACGATTTCCATGTGCCGATAGTCACGCCCATATTGGTAGCTCCTCCCAAATCGTCAGGGTCATTTACAAAACCGCCTTCCCACTTTAGGATAAACGGTGCAAGTTTTCTTACGTCAGCCATACTACTCATTAATTATAATTATTCGATTTTATTTTCTTTGAATTCCGGCAGGATATATTGTATGTTAACCGCTGCTTCATGCAAGACCTTATGAAGTTCATCTTCATTCAAATCCGTTTCATCTGTAAACTCACAAAAGATATTTCCAACCCAATCTTGAGATGAATTAAGCCGTTTAATAGCCACGCTGTTGCATCCATTTGTTGATAATAGAGATTTGGCAACCTTATCCTTAACCTGGTTATCAATATCTGAGTAGAACATGAAAAGATTCTTTGCGAGAGTTTCTGCAAAAACGGCCACTTCACTCATGGGAAGTGATTGGATGTTTTCACGCATTCCGGCTATACCTTTTCGTTTTACCTCGAACTGCACCGAAAGAAAAGCTATATGCCCCAAAGGATGGGGTTGTACGATATATACCCTGTCTGCTTTCGTTTCATAAAGTACACGCCACAGCTCACCGAACACCTTGGCGGAGTTCTCACTGCGGTGGTAACTTCTTTTTTCCTCCTCTTTTTTAAAATATTCCACTTTTAAATCAGTCAGTTTGTTTTTAGTATACTGATTATAGGCGAAATAAGCTGCCAGCAATGTTCCGGCAGCACTAATAATGTTTGCAATATCTATTTCCATCACATTCACCGTTTAATTGTTATATGATAAATTATTCATCCTGTTTCTTTATTCTTTAGCTACTATGTTTTTTGAGAAAGCTGGCAGTTTTTCCAAAAAATGTATTGTCAATATGGTTTGTTTTACTATTTTTGTCAATTGTCTTTTAGGACTGTGACGGTTCATCCATGATCCTTCCGCCATATTGAAAGTCCTATAAAGAAAATGTGGATCTATATTTACCAAATTGTTTAATCTTACTGTCCTGTTATCATTAGTCAGTATGATTTGATTATCCCGGTTGTCTGAGAAGATTGCCGGGATTTTTATATATATGCAAAATAAATCCATATCCATATTGCTTACTATTCATATTTCACTATCTTTGTCAAGACTTTGTTAACCTGATTCTTTCAAAACTAGTATTGGACTTAACTTCCCCCCGTCAGACTGTGAAGCCAGACGGGGGATTTCATTACTTTAACAGATAGACAATAAAAAAAGAGCCCGATGACAATATTTATTGCCATCAAGCTCCTAGTTACAACTGCAAAGATAGTGAAAACTATTCATATTCAATCCATATTGAAAAAATAATCAGGAGCAATATTCCGATTATCCGAAGAATTTAAAGAGTCACAATATTAATAGAAAACAAATAGGATTCATGAAATCTACCGATTGTCTATAAAATCAGATGTCCTCAAGCCTTTATCAGGAAACATCTTTACTTTTTTCCTTTGAACATTTTTCAAGTCACGCACAATGGTGCTGGAAAGTACCTCTGAATAAATCTGTGTGGTCTTTACGGAAGTATGTCCGAGCAACTTCTGGACTGTTGTAATCGCAACTCCCTGATGAACCAGCAGGGTGGCACAGGTATGACGGCTCACATGGTAGGTTATCCGCTTTTTGATACCACATAACCCGGCCAGCTTTC